TTGGGGCGCATCCTCCAAGGCGGACGCAAAGGCAAAAGCTAGAGCTATATCCGCAAGGAATAAGGCGAAAAGCAAATGACCTACTTAGAAATCGTCAACTCCATCATGGGGCGCTTGCGCGAACCGTCTGTCTCGACTGTCGCACTGACCGCTTACTCCCAACTTATCGGCAAGTTCGTCAACGACGCCAAGCGTCAGATCGAGGATTCTTTCGACTGGAACGCGTTGGGGTTGGAGGTTGATATCACGACAGTCGCGGGCACCTACGAGTATGCGCTGACAGGTGCTGGCCAAAAGTTCCGCGTCACTAGCAACCCCTTGAACACGACCAGCAATGTCGTCATGCAGCCGATTTCGGTAGCCGACATGCGCCAGCGCCAGAACTTTACCCCCATCGTCCAAAACATCCCAACGCAGTATTGTTTTGAGGGCGTGGATGGTAACGGCGATGCCAAGGTACAAGTCTATGGTCGACCAAATGGCGTCTACACCCTGAAGTTTTTCTTGTGTGTGCCGCAGGCTGATCTGTCCGCAGACAGCGACGTACCGTTGGTCAATGACAAGCTGATCGAACAAAACGCCTACGCTCGCGCGCTGGTTGAGCGCGGCGAAGATGGCGGCCTATCGTCATCTGAAGCCTATGCGCTATATCGCTCCATGCTGTCGGATTACATTGCTTTGGAAGCCACGCGCTTTCCTGAAATGCAGGAGTTCGTTGCGATATGAGCCAACAGTTAGAGCGCTTCTCAATTTCTGCGCCAGGCTTTTATGGCCTGAATACCCAAGATTCGCCGCTTGATCTTGCGGCAGGTTTTGCTTTGGTGGCGCAGAATTGCATTCTCGACCAGTACGGTCGTATGGGCGCTCGTAAAGGCTGGGCAAAAGTAAACACCAGTACTGGCAATTTGGGATCAAACGATGTAGGAGTCATTCATGAATTAGTTCAGACTGACGGTTCTGTGACAGTTTTGTGCGCTGGCAACAATAAGCTCTTTAAACTGAGTGGTACTAGCTTGGTTGAGTTGACCTACGGCGGCGGCGCTACGGCGCCCACGATTACGGCCAGTAACTGGCAGTGCGCGTCGCTTAATGGCATCACGTATTTTTTCCAGGCAGGCCACGACCCACTGATATACGATCCAGCGGTTAGCACCACGACCTACCGGCGCGTGAGCGAGAAAACTGGCTATGCAGGCACAGTGCCTCTAGGCAATATTTGCATCTCCGCCTATGGACGTCTCTGGATTGCAGGCAGTAATGCCGATAAGACGACATTGACGTTTTCTGATTTGCTCTCCGGTCATGTCTATACAGGCGGCACGTCAGGTACGCTAAACATCAATTCCGTCTGGCCAAATGGCGCGGATGAAATAACCGGGTTGGCAGCGCACAACGGCTTTTTGTTTATTTTTGGCAAACGCCAGATTTTGGTCTACCAAGGCGCGACAGCCCCATCGACGATGTCGCTGTACGACACAGTAATTGGTATTGGCTGCCAATGGCGCGATTCTATCCAGAGTACAAACACTGACGTTGTGTTTTTGTCGAATAGCGGTATACGGTCGATCATGCGTACTATTCAGGAAAAGTCCGCGCCGTTCCGTGACCTATCAAAGAATGTGCGCAACGACTTGATGCAGTTAGTTTCTGGTGAAGACCCCGACAATATTAAAGCCGTTTACTCTGAAGTAGATGCATTTTATTTATTGACTTTACCAACTGCTGGCCAGGTATATGTATTGGATACCCGCGCAGTTATGCAAGACGGGTCATCACGCGCTACTACTTGGACGCACATAGAGCCCACCGCGCTGTGTTCCAGACGTAACGGCGATCTGTTAATTGGTAGGCCAGGATACATCGGTAAGTATTCTGGCTATTTGGATGACACAGAAACGTACCGTATGGCTTACTACACTAACCATGCGGATTTAGGCGACATAACAGTCACATCCCTTGTTAAGCGTATATCGATTGTCGTTATCGGTGGGTCTGACCAAGTAGTAACCATTAAGTGGGGCTATGATTTCTCTGAGAACTATTTATCAGAAAACGTCACTATCCCTACGCAAGGTATATCGGAATACGGAATTGCCGAATATGGCGCTAACGGCGTGCCTGTCGCGCAGTACGCTGGCGGTATTACGATTCAAACTTTAACCTCTCAGGCTACAGGGTCGGGCAAAGTAGTGCAAACAGGCTACGAGGCGGAAGTAAACGGTTTTGAGTTGTCCATACAAAAAATTGAAATCTTGGCCAAGCGTGGTCGGATTAGTTAAGGAGTAGTCATGTCAGACTATACAAAATCGACAGACTTTGCATCGAAAGATTCGCTGCCATCTGGTAACGCAGCGAAGATCGTCAAGGGTACTGAGATTGACACCGAGTTTAATAACATCGCGACGGCGATTTCGACTAAAGCTGATTTGGCCAGCCCATCACTGACTGGCAGTCCTACAGCACCAACGCAATCGTCTGGCGACAGTTCGACTAAATTGGCTACCACAGCGTTCGTACAAGCAGCGCTGTCTGTCCTTTACCCAGTTGGATCGATTTACACAAACGCATCAGTTAGCACTAACCCTGCTACTTTATTTGGTTTCGGTACCTGGGAGGCGTTTGGAGCTGGCCGCGTTATGGTCGGCTTAAACGCTTCAGATACTGCGTTTGATACGCTAGGGGAAACCGGCGGCTCTAAAGATGCCACAGTAGTTAGCCACACACATAGTTTTAGTGGTACTACCTCCACTATTGGAAATCACGTCCACCCGCAACTTACTTATAACGCTTTAAGTTCAGGTGGGACAAAACCCGTTGGTTATGCAAATACTGGTACTACCGCATCATATCTTTACGATACTGGTGAGGCTGGTAGCCATAACCATACTTTCTCAGGGACTACGGGCTCTTCTGGCTCATCCGGTACGAATGCTAACTTGCAACCGTACATTGTCGTTTATATGTGGAAGCGCACTGCATGAGTGCGATTGAAAAACAGCTCGAAGATTTTGGTGGAGGCATTACACATCATTTTTCTGATGGGCTATATGCTAAAGAAGCACTTGTGCCAGCAGGCACTGCGATATTGAAACATACGCACGACTTTAGTCATCTGTCGATTCTGGCTAAAGGAAAAGTAGCTGTAATGGCAGATGAAGTAGTACAGGTTATTGAGGCGCCAGCTTGCATAGAGATTAAGGCTGGTGTAACACATGGGGTCAAGGCAATTACTGACTGTGTTTGGTTTTGTATCCACGCAACGGACGAGAAAGACCCTGCGAAAGTGGATGACGTTTTAATTAAGGGGTACTGACATGCC